ATCTGGGGTATCAGACCCAGACCGGCTTCAACTCTCTGGGGGCCCAGCTGGCTCAGTGCTGCTGCGACACACAGGCCGCAATTCAGGGTGTACGGTATGATATGGCGACCCAGGCTTGCGACACCCGCAACACCATCCAGAATACCACCCGCGACATCCTGGACAACAACAACGCCAACACCCGGGCCATTCTGGACTTCCTGACTCAGGACAAGATTTCTAGCCTACAGTCTGAGAATCAGGCGCTCAAGTTCCAGGCTTCTCAGGCCAACCAGAACAGTTATCTGACCGCCACTCTGGACGCTCAGACCTCTGAACTGATTCGGCGCATCAATCCCATGCCCGTGCCCGCTTACCAGGTGCCCGCCCCCTATCCCTATTGCGGGACCTACAACAACGGCTGCGGTTGTGGCTGCTAAACTTACGAGGTTTCCTCGTAAGTTGACCTTCCGGCTTTGCCGTGACTATTTCGGGGCGGCGGGCTAAATGTCTGCCGCCCCTGATTTTTGGAGGTATTTTATGTCTTGTAAGCCTGTTTGCCGCCTGTGCGACAACCTGGTGCTAAGCCAGGCGGTCACCTTTACCGGCGGCAACCTTGAAATCAATCTGCCTGCCGGTGCCTACAACAACGGCGGGAAGTATTGTATTGTGGTAGCCCAGTCCATCCCGGCCACAACTACCATCAATGCACCTGTGTACATTACTATTGGTACGGGGACAGAGCTATATCCCCTTACCAAGCGTAACTGCGCGCAGGTGACTGCCTGCGGCATCCGTACTCGCACCCGCTACTCCGTCTGTGTGGTGACTACCCCCACCGGCGGATCGTTCCGCATGCTGGGGCATCCCTGCTGCTCTCCCAGTAACAATCTTGCCAGTATTGACGGCGGTGCTGCACCCGCCCCTACGGCGTAAGGAGGGGTCAAAATGAAACGATCTACTCGGATGATGCTCATGTCCGGCGGACGCAAGGATGACCGCCGTTATGACCGGGAGCCCGAGGACAAATTGCGCGACCGCCGTGGCCGGGAACACTACGACAATGGCCGTTATGCACCGCGCTCTGAGATGATGGAGCCGGAGGATCGGGGCTATCGTCGCTACTCTGATGGGCGCTTTGCCCCACGCAACGATGGTGGCATGTGGGTAGATAGCCGCTACTGGGATGACCGGATGTACGGCCCTCAGTCTCACTACGGCTACCCCTACGTCCCACCGGTCTATCGGGAGGATGGGAGCGCATACACAGAGCGACGGGAGATGAATCGGCCAATGAACAAAATCGGATTCGCTATCTCTGGAGAAGGAGAAATGAGAACTCCGAGAGAGTTTGACCATGACTACCGCATGGACGAGATGGCGTACAGAAAAGGTGGAGAACGCATGACAGGTTATGGGGCTGCTTCCGGCTATATCCCTTTCACGAAGGAGATGGCCGATGAATGGTCTAAGCATATGGACAACGAGGACGGCACCCACGGCGCTCACTGGACGCTGGAGCAGGCCAAACAGGTCATGGCCCAGCGTGGGATTGAGTGCGACCCTGTCCAGTTCTGGGCGGCCCTCAACATGGTCTATAGTGACTACGTTAAGGTAGCCAAGAAACACGGTGTTGGCGATAAGATTGATTTCTATGCCGACATGGCAAAATCGTTCCTCTGTGACAAGGACGCACCGGAGGACAAGCTGGCCCGCTACTACGAGTACATCGTGAGGGGCTAAACAAAGGGCGGGGGCAATAGCCTCCGCCTTTTTAGAGCTACTTATTGATATTATACGTGTATTTCATTATTCCTATATTGCTGATCTATTGCATAATTTATTCTTAAAATCATTGAAACTACTTGATTTCTACTTGAATGGGGTTCAAGAGGCCGCTGGTTCGAATCCAGTCACTCGGACCAAAAAGTGCTGAGATTTTGGAGTTTTCCAAATTTCTCAGCACTTTTTTATTTTACTAAATTTTAAAAAACCGTGTAATATATCATGCTATTGCTGATCTATTGCATAATAGATTTAGAGCATATCGGTTACCCTTCTAAGGTCCTCAAAAGATACATCCTGATAGTGACGAAGCATTTCGGAAGATGTATGCCCCATAAGCTCTAGTTTATCCTTATCTGCACCTGGTACTCGCTTCATCAAAGTTGCAAAGGTGTGTCGGCAACTGTGTGGAGTATACTTGCGGCGCTTTACGCCGCCTTCGTCGATAATGGGGTTATCTACACCACATCTTTCTAATACACCGTAAAAAAGCGCTCTATAGGCCGATATGCCGATTTGAGAGCCGTCCTTCGCACAAAATATAGGTCCGGCTATTTTGTCTTTAACTAGGCGGTCTATAATAGGCTGGATTTTAGGGGAAACAGTAACAACACGATCCCGTCCGGCGTCAGTTTTTGAGCCACCGACAAAAGCTCTCTCAGTCCGGTTATAGTCTTTTGCATCCAAAGCCAAGAACTCAGACGGTCGAAATCCCAGATAGCAATGGCAAAGGATATAGTCTGCACCCGAAACGCCTCCAATGGCCTGCTCAATGGATTTTACGGCCTCCAAGGGTAGCCCCTCTTTCCCCGATCCTTCTTCGCCTCCTACAATTAGGTATTGCCCCATATTAAGCTTTGCCATATTACGCGGGATTGCGTATTTGTAGACCAACCCGGCCAGGGCTTTCATGTTCTCTTGTGTTCGCTTTCCTTTTCCGCAGCTATCTAGGCATTCCTGCAAATCGTCCACGGTAATGTCGGAGAGGCGTTGGTGCCAAATGGGCTTGAAATACTTGTTTGCGGCCCGATAGCAGTCCATGGTAGACTTTCCGGCGCGGTGTGTAGGCTCCCATGCCTCGTAGAGCTGCAAAAAGGTCGTGGGACGCACTTTATCTTCCTTCCCCACTAGGGGTAGATATTCTATTGCCTCTCGTTTTGTACGGAAGCCAGATTTTGAGCGAGTGATACGCTTCGTAGTACCGTCTGGAAGCGGTTCATACCCTATTGTTTTAACCGCGATCCATTTCTTGTTGGGCAATTGGTATACAGAACCCTGACCGTTACCGCGGCCTTTTGGATTTTGCCGGACATTTTGCGCTGCACCGCAATACATGCAAAATTTGCTCTCGTCGGGTATTTCTGCCCTGCACTTTCTGCATTTCACTTGAAAAAACCTCCTATTCTTGATAGAATAAAAGGGCAGTGAGCCCGTCAAAACTTACTGCCCTCTATGTGAGCCGTCCCTGGTGTTGGTAGCACCGGGGGCGGTGTTTTTATTGCGCTTTTTTCAGCTTCTCCATTTCGCGGTTCAGCTTCTTCACCATAGCCTCCAGGGCGGTGATCCGGGTGTCCATGACCTCCATGTCGTCCAGGCGCTCCAGTTTCTCCAGGATGGCGCTCTGGCCCTCTGCGAGCAAATTAAACCGCTTTTCAAATTTGGTTTCCATCATCATTACGGTGTTTTTGGTGATGCGCTGTTCAGCGTCTGCGATAATGGATTGGATTGCCTGCAAATCTTTTTCATCCAGCATGTAAAATCTCCTTATTGTTACTCTAATCCGAACTGTGCTTTATTCACTACTTTGCCATCTTGGAACATCACATTTGCGTTAGCCCCAATAGAACCTTCGCCTTCCCACATCCACATTGTAGTTACATATTCTGACCCAATGCCAAGATCTGATTCGGATAGCAGTTCTCCTTTCGAGCCAATAATCGAAACTACTTCGTCGTATGTCATCCCCGTTTTAATCTGGTTAAATTCATCTAGGCTAATTTTCCCATCGTTATAAGTAACCGCTTCCTCAAAAACATCAAACATAACTTTATCGCCAGTGACAGTAAGATATATTTCTCCAGCTTCTGACTGCTTGAGGTAAATGGCGCATCGTGTAGTATCTTGGAGTAATGGAGCATTCTTAGATAGCTCGACAAGAGTTGATTTAATATCCTCCCAGTTAGCTGGCGCAGACCCCGCTTCCTTCGCTTCCTGTATAAGCGCGGCTATGTCAGGGTCATAGATACTCACTGTGGTCATATCTCCAAATAGGGAGATCTCTATAAATGAGGTATCACAGAAGGACGAGAATGTAGCAGTAATATTGTCTTTTATTGGGTCACTTTCAGGTGTGGCTACAATGGTCTGTTCCGGGGGAGGGCTTTTGCTCACATCTACTGTTGACTCAGAAGTACAAGCGGACAGCGGGATTATTAGCGCCAATCCCCAAGCGGCCATTCTTTTCCATCCCATTTCCATTTCCCATTCTCCTCTCTATTTTGCCGAACTATGGCGGTAGGTTCCATAAATACAATTCTGCGGCTAGATTCTCGTTCTGTTTGGCAATTATGGGTTGGTGTACCATATCATAAGCGTAGCCCAATAATCCGTTCTTTTCTAACGAAGCAATCTCTTAGCATATAGAAAATAAGCTGCCACAATTTGGTGATAACACATATTGCTTAAATAGAACTAGCGTTCTATAATAATAAACAAGGGGAACAAAATTCCCAACCAAAATCTTGGTAAGGTTCAAATTGGGAGGAGGGCGCAAGATGACGCCAAACGAAAAAGGGCTTCCAAACTTTGAAAAGCTAACCAAAGCACTAAATAAGAAAAAATTCCCTTATCGTTCCTTGCGTACTTTGGTGTTAATTTGCGAACCAGCGGTCAATAGCGTCCATAATTGCGAGCAAGAATCGAAGGTCTGCATCAGTTAGATCCTTGCCCTTTGGAACAATCCCAGCAGAGACAAAGGCAGATACAACTTCATCAACAGTCAATTCCCCTTCTTCGTCTTCGGGTGGAGCAGGGGAATTTTCTTTTTTGTCCAAATCATCAAGGGTGTATCCCATCGCATAAACAAGGCTTCTCATTGTTTCGAGAGATGGAGTTTTTGTAATACCTGATGTTATTTTTGCAAGGGTTCCTTTTGGGACTCCTGATTTTTCGCTTAACTCATCAAGACTCATCCCTGATGATTTTCGCATTTCATTAAAAACGTCAAGCCACATTTTCTTTACCTCCTGAAAATAATATATCACAATTATAAAAAAATCGCAAGAATAAAATTTCCGAAATCGGAAATAAAAATTTGCAAAATAGCTTGACAGTTTCCGTAAACGGGAATATAATAAAGACAGAATTTCCGCAAGTGGAAATGGAGGTGAGGTTATGACTGCGGTTTATCCTAACTTGGCCGGCGAAATTGCCAAACGAGGAATTAAGAAGTGTGTTCTAGCAAAGGAGGCCGGAATTAGCGATCGTGTTCTTCGTAACAAAATGGCCGGGAAAGGTGCATTTTCAATCCAAGAGGCAATTGAAATCAAAAATAAATTCTTTCCTGACTATACAGTTGATGATCTTTTTCGGCGGATCGATAACAAGTGAATAAAGCCCGCCCCGTCCCTGATGGGGAGAGGCATGGAAGGAGGCGAGTAGGGTGGAGCGCAGTGAAATTAAAGAAACGCTCGAAAAGCAGTTGCAGCTACTTTCCGAGCGTTCAGAGAAATCAATAGAGGATCGAGACCTCTATCAATTGACGAATGCGATGGTCAATCTTTCAACACTTCTTCTTGCTTTTGACTAAACCAGTCTTCGCTCTTCTTTTTGTTCCGGTCTTTCAGTATCTGATAATAGGCATCAAGATACATTTCATAGATCTGAACAGGTGTTTTTCCAGTTAAATCCTGGGTTTGGACATAAAGATATGCTATGGCTTCAACAGGAGTCCCAGGGAAAGTATTAACGTCCGCCACATTTTCACCCCCTTTCATTGATATTTTATCACGGCGAGAGGGGGAGCACAACAAAAAGCGCCCCGGCCAGTGGTGACGCACCGACCAGGGCATGACACCACGTACCGAAGCTACGAGGTATCGGAGACAGTATATCACATCCTCCGGCCTCTGGCAAGATTGGAGGATTTTTTATTACCATGAACAAAGACAGCAAAATCTCGGAGCTTGTTCGACAGAACTACAATTCCCTCAAGCTCACTAGCGAGGCAGTAGAGGCCCTAACTGGGAAAAAGCTTGAATGGTTCATCGAAGCACTCGGGAACATGAAGGAGGAAAAAGGAGATGGCGACAATGACGCTGGATGATATCAAATCCATGGATCGGGAAATGCTCACTCCGGCCATTGTTGGAAAGATAATCGGATGTGACCCGTACTACATAAGCCTGCAAGCGAGGCAGCGACCTGAACTGTTGGGATTTCCCGTACATGTTCATGGGACACGGACGCTGGTTCCGCGCCGAGCATTCATCCGATGGATGGAAGGAGGGAGCGCAGTATGAACGAACCAAGAAATGAACGGGAGAGACGCGCAAAGGCATACAGCTACCGGGCCTACCGCCGCCGGGTACAGCAGGCGCAGGCGGTGGCCCAGCGGGTACAACTGGCGGTGGTTGCCGGAGCGGCGCTGGTTCTGGCTATTCTGGTGGCAGCGAGCCTATGAAAAAGCAACTGATCGTGACTACCGTATACCTGTTCTTTTTGTTGGCGCTGGTTGCACTGATCGAAATTGTCTGGAACCAGGAACCGGAGCAGCCAGCCATTGAGACCCCGGCGGCAACCACCACCCCGTCCCCCACGCCCACCGGCCCGCTCACCATCCAGATCACCGGCCTGGAGGGCGCGGAGAGCATCGACGATGTGTGGGCGGTCATTACGATCCCCGATTAAGGAGGAAGCAAAATGGACTTAAAAAAGATTTTGGACGAGCATCTCCTTTGGCTGAATGGAGAGGGTGGCAGCCGTGCCAACCTGTTCGGTGCCAACCTGCTCGGTGCCAACCTGTTCGGTGCCAACCTGCGCGGTGCCAACCTGCGCTGTGCCGACCTGAGCGGTGCCAACCTGTTCGGTGCCGACCTGAGCGGTGCCGACCTGTTCGATGCCGACCTGAGCGGTGCCAACCTGAGCGGTGCCGACCTGCGCGATGCCGACCTGTTCGGTGCCGACCTGAGCGATGCCAACCTGTTCGGTGCCGACCTGCGCGGTGCCAACCTGAGCGGTGCCGACCTGAGCGGTGCCGACCTGCGCGATGCCGACCTGAGCGGTGCCAACCTGCGCGGTGCCAACCTGAGCGGTGCCGACTTGAGCGGTGCGTCTATAGATCAAATGATGTGGGATATTTATACGGCGTTCTATCCGTTGCAATGTCCGGAATCCGGCTCTTATATCGGCTACAAAAAGGCGGGTGACCTTGTTGTGGAGTTGGAAATCCCCGCAGATGCACGACGCTCCTCCGCTACTAGCCGAAAATGCCGCGCCAGTAAGGCCAAGGTATTGAGTATCACAGATATCAACGGGAATCCTGGGGGTGACCAAGTAAGGAGTAATTTTGATCCGAACTTTGTTTATGCCATAGGCGAAACCGTTGAAGTGTCTGATTTTGATGATGACCGCTGGAACGAGTGCTCTACTGGCATTCATCATTTTATTACACGGGCGGAAGCCGTTATTTACGAATAAAAAGCGCCGCTCCCCGGTGTGCGAGACCGGAGGGCGGCAAGGGAAACATTTGTTTATTTACATTTTATGACGATTAGAAAGGAAAGTCAAATGAAATTGTATCAAAAGCGCAATGGAAATATGTCCAATCAGGACTGGCTTGACCTTGGTACGCTTCTTCTTAAGCTGGGCTATGTAGTTTCCATAGGAAAGGAGAAGCAAAGCGGATCTATGTACCGTTCTTATATCGAAATCCAGGGAAACGGACTGGAGAAGGAGGAGCTGTAATGCACATCCCATTGTATGACAGCCAGACGACTCCGGCATCTGCTTATTGCGAGAAGTGCCGCCAGGAGGTCTACCACGGCGAGGCACGGTTTCAGTGGGAGGGGTGGTGGCTCTGCCCGGACTGCTTCCGGGCCGCGGTCAACAAGGCCCTACGAGACTGCCCGGAGCAGGTGGCGTTGGAGATGGGGCTGGAAGTGGAGCGGTACGAATGATGGCAAAAGTCATTGATATCACCGGGATGAAGTTTAATCGGCTTACTGTGATCCGAATGGCTGGGAGCGGACATCATGGCGAAAAAGTTTGGGAGTGCATCTGCGATTGCGGGAATACCACTTATGCAACCGGGAGCCAATTAAGGGGCGGCCGGGTTAAATCTTGTGGGTGTCTCCAGTTGGAGCAATCTAAGGCACAAATGAAGATGCTGAAAAGGTTCTATCCTGCGCCCTGTAAAACACACGGAGACAGCAGAACTCGAATGTACGGCATTTGGGCCGGAATGCTTCAACGCTGTACAAATCCAAAGCGAGAATCATACCCACTCTATGGTGGACGTGGTATTTCTGTCTGCGCGAGATGGAAAAACTACGAAAACTTTAAGTCCGATATGGGGGCGAGTTACTTTGACGGAGCGTCCATAGACAGAATCGACAACGAGAAGGGATATTCGCCAGAAAATTGCAGATGGGTGGAGTTGCGGGCACAAGCATCCAATCGCCGTAAGAAAATCCGGGTCCATATAAACGGGAAAGAAATCACTGTGCAAGAAGCTGCGTCTATTCTTCATGTTAATAAAAGAACCTTATATAAATGGGTTGAAAAGGGGGCGATTACATGAAAGTAAATTGTGTTTCTTACTATACCACCGGAAAGGCAGAAGTCAAAGTTTACTTTCCTTAGCTTAACGGCATGACAGTCTGCCAGTGGTGCCCCTATATTCAATACCGGGAGGGCCTCAAGCGCCACCAATGCGCCCTCACCGGCGAGTTCCTGCCCTATCCATTTGACGGGATAGGGAACGAGTGCCCGATTACATTTGATAAGGAGGACAAGCAGCATGAGTTTGACAGTTAAGGAGACCAAGGGCGGCGGCAGCGCCCCCATTGAGCCAGGAGCGTATCCGGCCCGCTGCGTGGGCGTGGTCGATCTGGGCATCCAGCACAACGACTTTAACAACAAGGATCAAGAAAAGGTGCGGCTTATTTTTGAGCTGCCCACGGAGCGCGTACAGGTGGACGGTGAGGACAAGCCCCGCTGGCTTAGCAAGCCTTACACCGCCTCACTCCATGAGAAGTCCACCCTGCGCCATGATCTGGACGCCTGGCGCGGTAAGCCCTTTACCCAGGAAGATCTGGCCGGGTTCGATTTGGCGAATATGATCAACGCCCCCTGTTTACTTACCGTGGTCAACCAAGAGAGCAAGAATGGCGGCACCTACTCCAAGATTGCCGGTATCTCCAAGCCGATGAAGGGTATGGACGTGCCGCCCCTGGAAAACGAACCGATCCAGTTTGACATGGATGCAGAGGACGCCGAAGCGGTGCTGAAGCTGCTCCCCACATGGATGCAGGAGGAAGTCCAGAAGTCCGTGACTTGGAAGGCGAGAACGTCCGGCCCTTTTGAAGATGCCGACAAGGACGGCGAGCTCCCGTTTTAAGGGGGGTGTACCCTTATGAAGCGGGATCAGTTTACCTTCTACCGCAGTTATTACGAAGCGTTGAAGGCGCTGCCAAAGCGGGACCAGACTTCCGTCCTCATGTCGGTCATCGGGTATGCGCTGGATGAAGAAATCCCAAAGCTCTCCGGCGTACCTCTCTCTGTTTTTACTTTGATTCGTCCCACGCTTGACAGTGGTCGGAACAAAGCGAGAAGCCGAATGAAAAAAGGCGGAACAAGCGAGGAACAAATCGGAACAAACGAAAAACAAAATGGAACAAACGTTGAACAATCCATCAATGAGGGGGAGATAGAGAAGGAGAGAGAGGAAGAGGGAGAGAACGATAGTTCTCTTCCCCCTACCCCCCTCTCCAGGGGGAAATCAAAACGGTTTTCTCCTCCAAGCGTGGAAGAAGTCCGCGCCTATTGCCAGGAACGGGGGAACGGCATAGACCCGGAGGCCTTTGTGGACTTCTACGCAGCGCGGGGGTGGAAATACGGCGCAGGGCGGCCCATTGTAGACTGGAAAGCCGCCGTGCGAACCTGGGAAGCCCGCCGAAGGGCGGAGCAGCCAGCCACTACGGAGACATACCGCCCCAGGGCCTATCACCTGGAGCGGGACGAGGATGGACAGGAGGTTGTAGTCTATGACGATTGACGCACTGGAGGCGGAGAGCGCGGTATGCGGCTCTATCCTGCTGGACGATGCATGTCTACCAGAGGTGCTGGAGCACCTGACAGAGGCGGATTTCGTGCTGGAGGCGAACCGGGCGATTTTCCGGGCGGCGGTTGAGCTTTACCGGCGTGAGGAGCCGGTAGACCCTGTGAGCATCCGGGCGGAGGCCAGGGGTGCAGTCAGCGATGCATACATGCTGGAGCTGATGCAGGCCACCAACACGGCGGCCAACGCTGGGATTTACGCGGAGGAGACCCGGCGGGCGTCCATGCGGCGCAGTCTGGCCGCCCTCGGGCAAGATCTGGAGCAACGTGCGTCTACCCTGGAGGAAACCCCTAGGGAGCTGATTTCCGCCGCTCAGCGGGAGCTGGAGGCCATTGAGGCCCAGGACACCGCAAGGGAGCTGGCTACCTCCGGGGATACTCTGCTGGCCTATTACCGGCACCGGGAGCGGGTGGATGCCGGTTCCGGCGGCTACGTCCCTACGGGCTACCGGAGCTTAGACCGATTGCTGGGCGGAGGCCTGCTGAACAGCGGATTTTACATCCTGGCCGCCCGGCCCGGCATGGGCAAGACCACCTTCGGGCTGGCCGTGGCGGATCAGGTGGCCCAGCAGCGGGGGCCAGTGCTCTTCGTCTCCCTGGAAATGGATGAGGAGCAGCTGGCCGCCAAACGGCTGGCGCGGGCCGCCGGGATTTCCTATGACGCCCTCATGATGGGCAATCTTGGGGACGAAGAGCGAGCCCGTGCGGCGGATTGGAGTTCGAAGGTGTCCCAGATACCTGTCTACACAAACCGCAAGCCCCGCGCCACCGTGGACGATATCGCCAACATGGCCCGGAAGGTTAAGGGGCTCAAGCTACTGGTTGTGGACTATTTCGGGCTGATCCGGACAGAGGAGCGGGCTAAAAACCGCTATGAGGCTATGACCGAGGTGTCGGGGCAGCTCAAGGCGTTGGCACGGAAGCTCAAAGTCCCGCTGCTCTGCCTGGCGCAGATCAACCGGGAGAACGCACAGCGGCAGGACAAGCGGCCCCAGCTCTCCGACCTGCGGGACACCGGGGCACTGGAGCAGGATGCGGACGGCGTAATCTTTTTACACTGCAACAGCTATTACAACCAGGAGCGGCCCGACCCGTGGGAGCCCGACTATATGCAAATTATTTTGGCGAAAAACCGGCACGCCAGCACCGGTACGTGCGACGCGGCGTTCTACCGGGCGGTGGGGCGGATTATACCAGCGAGGTGATATCAGTGACAGACGAAAAGGCGGCGGATGTTTTGTCCGCCCTGAGAGACAAACATCGCGCCATTATGGAGACCGGATCCGAGCTGGCTCAGGTGCATGGCCAGATTGTGGAAGCCCTGAACTGGGCGCTGGAGATACTTAGACATGGGAACGATTCGGTTTGATATACCATACCCGCCCACGAAGAAGGGCAAGTCGGCCTTCTGCCGCCGGTTTGGGCTGAACGCCTACTACTCCGGCAAGCACTGGGCGCAGCGGAAGAAGGACGCTGACGAGCTCCACGCGCTGACTCTGGCCGCGCTGAAACAGGCCCGAGTGCGGCGCGGGATGGTACGGGGGCCGGTCTCCATCACTTTTGCATGGGACGACGGGCTGGACATTGACAACCACGCTGCCATCGCCAAAGCCGTGGTGGACGCGCTCAAGGGATACCTGCTGCCGGACGACGATCACCGCTGGTACAGGCAGGTTATACATAGGCTTTGGGACGGGGGATGTATTCGGGTGGAGGTGCAGGAGCTGTGATAACCGCAGACCCCTACGGCATCAGCGGAGCGGTGGCACCCTGGCGCAGCCTGGACGCGATGGAGCCTATTGCGGAGCGCAGGATTACGGAGCGGGATACAGAGGAGGCCGAACTCTGTGGGCGGTGCCCGCTGCCGGACTGCAACCCGAAAAGAGTTGGCTGCCTCCTACATACCAGGGCGAAAAGGCCAAAACCGTCCCGTGATTTGCTGGAGCGCATGGCGCTGGACGGGTATGGGCCGGAGACGATAGCCCAGGCCACCGGATACAGCATATCGACCACCACAGAGTATATGAAACAGTTTTTTAGGGCGGGACCATGTGAGCGCTGTGCGTCCAAGAGCATTTGTGATGCAGTCGTCGGGACGTGTAGCCGTAAAGAGCGATGGAAAGCAATCAAGGAGGTGCCGAACGATGGACGATAAGACGCGCGCCCTGCTGGGCGACCACGAGGCGGCCAAGCGGCTGACGGATGCGGGGGTGCTGCTGCCATGCCCGGGTTGCAGGGGTGAAGACACAAAGCACAGGGCTGTAATGGCATGCGTAATGATTGAATGCCCGTGTGGGTTTATGGCGGCGGGCTACGACTTGGAAGAAGCACGGCAGATATGGAACACCCGCGCGCCGATTCTGAGCGCGGAGGAGTTGCAGAGATTGGAGGCGCTGAACGATGCGGGGAATCAATAAACAGGCCATGCTTGACCTGATTATCGAGGCCAAGCGGAACGAGCCGGAAGATGTGCGTTTTTCGGATTGGCTGGCAGAGTATCTGGCCGATCGCCTGTCCACCCTCACCCCGCCGAACGAGCCGCTGACACGCGCAGAGAGACACCAATACACCCGCGCAGAGCTGGAATCCATCACCCAGGAGACCGCAATCTACATTGAGGGTGCAGGGATAGCCCAGCTCCAATGGGGCGGCCTGGAGATTGCAGAGGGGGTAAAGGACGGGTACCTATACTGCAAGCACATCAAGCCGTTTGCGATGGATCTGTACGACAAATACTGGACAGCCTGGGATAGGCCAGCGGAGGAGGACGCTTGATGGACATTGAGAAGCTGATTGAGCAGCTAAATGGATATTTTGAAGGGAAGGATTTGAAAAGATTCGTTGCGCTTGACGCTGCCACCGCCCTCTCCACGCTCCAGGCCGAAAACGAGAAGCTGCGGGCCGAGCTAAAAAGCAAGGTGGACTTAGTATTTCAGCAGGCGAAAGAACTTGATCGGAGGCACTTGCTATTACAAGAGCAAGAGGCCGAGCTGGAGCAGGTGAAGCGGGAACTATCTGCCTACAAAGAACTTGGCCCCGTTGACCGCCTCCGCGAACTCAAGCAGGCCGACGATGAAGGGCGGTGCGTGGTGCTCAAATGTAAGCCAAACGCCACAGTTTGGTTTATAAAGTCGGCGTTTTCTACAGCACATTTCCCAATTGAGGGGAATCATGTATCTATTAAAGGGGTCGCTTGTGATGGCGATATATATTGCTCGGCTATTACGGCTTACAATAAAATTAGCAGAAGTTTTTATATGTCAGATATAGGAAAAACTGTTTTTCTGACCCGCGAGGAAGCCGAGGCCGCACTACGGAGGAAGCAGGAAAAGGAGGAGGCCGAGCATGAGACTAGTTGATGCGGATAAAGCCAGAGAGTGCTTTAGTGGTGATGGGGTGACTGGAGCTGTCATGCAGCGGATGTTTGATAGCCTGCCCACCATCGACGCCGTGCCTGTGGTCAGGTGCCGGGATTGTAAGTGGTTCAATCACTATACCATGGAATGTGAGAGTGATGATGTTGCAACAGACCATGAGGGCGGAGCGTCGTTTAGCATTAACTTTGGCCCGGATGATTTCTGCTCCTACGGCCAGAGAAAGGAGGCCGACCATGAGTAGCCTGATATTTATGGACGCTAAGTGCCCCAACTGCGGCGGAAACTGCGGGAACGGAGGGCGTGGAGATACATTCTACTGCCCCTCCTGCGGCTGGAAGGGGAAAATCAAGGGCGCCGAAAATGACATGAAATTTATCGAGGAATATATTCGGTTTTGTATGGAACGGGATAGGAGGGCCGACCATGTACGGAACAACTGAAAAGAAAATCACCCACATCATCAAGGACAACCATGACAACGGACTGTGTGGGTTCTGGATAACTATCTGCGGTAAGTGGATTCATCCGCAATCTGTAACTGATGAACGACCAGAAGAGGGCCGGATGTGCAAGCAGTGCGCAAAGAAGGAGGCCGCCCATGATAAACACCCATCCGACCCCCGGCGAAACCGTCACCCTTGACGAAATCATCGGCACCATCCACGACGGGGAGGGCGGACAATGAAACAGTATGACAAACAGTATTGCGAAATTTATCCCATTCTGAAGCAGGTTATTGGTTGGTTGCAAGAGCATTATCCACACGATACATATTTTGTCATTGATTCTATCGGAGCGACTATGTATCACAAACGAAGTGTTTTTGCGATGGATGATGATTTTTTCACCGTAAGCAAAAAGGAGGAAAATAAGAACGGGGAGGGCGGACAGCATGAGCGAGTGGATTAGCGTCAGGGAGAGGCTGCCGGAACCGAAGTTTCCCAGCCAGCAGAGAGGATTTTATCTGGTGGCGCTTTCTAACGGCGTCGTCAAAGAACTGGAGTATGAATTTAGAGCCTATGAAAATATGCTGTTTGATGTCGGATGGCACGAAACGGCATACCCGGTCACCCACTGGATGCCCCTCCCCGATCCGCCGAAGGAAGATATGTCATGAGGCGGAATGCATACGCGGCGAAGCTCATGGCCGCAAAGGGCGCTGTATCAGCACATCAAAAGAAAGAGCTGGTACATAGATGCTTGACCACGGTATATCAAGCCTCTGCTGTGGCCCTGCACGAGGTGTACGGGTTCGGCCCGGACAGGATTGAGAGATTCCGGGACGCGATGGAGGCCGTTATCCTGGAGTATGGAGACCTCCTTGACAGCGTAGATACAGACTATGCCGACGGCAAACTGGAGCAGAGATACAAGGCCATTATGGGGAGGGATAGCCCTTGAACGAGTTCCCGGAGAGGCTGCGACGGTTAAGAGAAGAGAAAAGACCAGTCAAAAGCATGGTGACGGTTTCGGAGTTATGCGGGCTACCGAGTGGTGCGGTAAGAAAGTATGAGCGTGGGGAGGCGCGTCCTAATATGACAGCCTTGATTGCATTGGCCGACTACTATGAGGTAAGTTTGGACTACTTAACCGGGCGAACAAATTTCAGGTAAAATTTTTTAAATTGTCCTTTTTTGGATAGCAAAGAAAGAATCTTACTTTAAAATGGGAGTGTGGGAGCGTATGCCCCTGCGCTCCCATTCTCTTTCCATCCCCTTTTCCTCCTTCACGCAGAGTGGGTGGCGTCGGTGATCTGCCGCCACCCCCTCTGTGTGCAATATGCCGCAGGCTGAAAACCACCCGATAAACTGGGCGGAGGGTCGCACCCTCCATGCGGCGGATGACGGTGGAAAGACACTACACCAGATTGCCGGAGCGTCTAGGCGCTGGGAAGAGTAAGACGCGAGCCGCCTGTCATGGGGGCGGAGCTAAAAAAGCGGTGGCAGCTATGACCTGCCCCGGTGTGCCGACACATAGAAAGCGGCTGCGCCCGGCGGAGCGTGTAGAGACGGAATCCGCCTTATATACGGCCATAAAGGAATGAGTAGAGCGGTGTATGCCGTTTCAGCAGTTCGAGTCTGCTGATGGCCTCCAGAGGCCGGGTCGCGCCCGGATGATCTGAGCGTAGCGCAAGTCCTCAGAGAGAATGACAATGCCTGCTGAAAACTGCGTCTGTATGCGAGACTGGCTG